AGGGCCGTAGCAGACCCGCTAAGCTGCGCGCCAGCGGTGACGCCGGTCGCAACGTCGGCGCTGTCGACGTAGCCGCTGACGACGACTTGGACCGGCTCATTGGCGGCAGCCGCGCTGATGGCGATGCCGATGATGAGGGCCTTCGCCCCCGCCGTGGCTTCGATGACGTAGAGCACCTTGTCCGAGTCGGTCTTCGACAGGTCAATCGCGACCGCGTCGCCCACCGCGATGGTGCCTCCCGCAAGGAAGGTCTCCACCTGACGGCGGTTGGAGGTGCCGCTGGTGGACCCATCGGCAGCCGTGTTGAGGTACTGGAGGGTGTTGGCAGTGGCCATGATCAGGTCTCCGCGTTGATGAGGATGCCGTGGCCCGACAGGTTGCTCGTGGCGAGCTGCGTGCGCACCATGATGTTGGCCGCCATCGCCGCGTAGCCGCTGATGTGCTCCATGTCGCCCAGCTCGAAGAAGGCGTCCTGGTCGAAGTAGACCGTGAACAGCTTCGAGTTGAGGAAGTACATCGACATCTTGTTGGTGCCGCCGGAGCCGGTGAAGCCCAGGTTCGGCTCGATGTACATCGCGGCGCCGTTGAACTGGAGGGCGAGACGCCCCGCCATGTTCCGTTCCTCGGTGGCCGAGGTGTAGCGTTCGAGCTGCTGAAGCTCGTCCTTGTACAGCCCGTAGCTGATGGGCGAGGCGAGGATCAGGTCCACGTCGCCTTCAGGGGCGTACTGCTGGCAGTCGATGAGCAGGGACTGCATCTTCTTCAGGCCGTTGGCCGCGAAGCTGCCGTTCTGCACCTGGTTCTGCCAGGAGGTCGGGTAGGTCGCCTTGGAGAGACCGCCGACGCTGTTGCCCTGGGAGCCGAAAGCCAGCTCCTCAAACCAGCCGGTAGCCGCATCGAGGCCGTTGAGGGTCTGAAGCTCGGTCAGCACGATCGAAGAGCCGGCCACGACCTGCTTCTCGAACTCGCGCTTGAGCATGCCCATGACCTGCTTGAGGCGGGCCTCGGCGATGCGGACCACGGCGCGGGGGCCCTTGTTGGACAGCTCTTCCTTCTTGGTCAGGACCACCGGGGCGACGAAGTCGCACCAGTTGTAGGTCGCAGTCCGCAGAGGGTCCTTGACCGCCAGGTTGACGGCCTCGTAGCCGCTGGAAAGCTGGGTGATCGAGGAGTGATCGGTGAGGATGACCGGGTGGTCGACGTAGGAGCCGCCATCCACCTTCTCGACGTTGCCCATCTTCTGGACGGAGTCGAGGAGCGGGATGGTGCGGAAGGTGTTGTCGACTTCCTTGTCCCGCAGGATGCGCAGCGTAGTAGCGAGAATATCAGGCTGAATCGCCATGACTTACTCCCTTCAGGTTGAACTGTTGAACAAACGAACGAGGCGTATCCGCTGCGGGGGCCAACCGATCTGCGTGTCCCGATGGGGTCGTCACGGTTGAACCAAGCATACCGTCACGACTTCGCTTTCGCAAGGGTCTCGTAAATCTCCCAGGCGCTCTTGTTGGCCACGTCGGGGCGAACCGCTCCGCCAGCCAGCTTGGAGCCGCCCTGCACGTTGAGCGCTGCCGCCCGAGCAGCCCGGCGCATGGACGCATTGCGGGCGGCCTCTTCTCGTTCCCGCTCCACTGCCTTGCGGCCCTTCACCGTGAAGTAGGCGTCTTCGAGGTTCATCGAAGCATTCTGCCGAAGCAGAGCAGCGACCTCGTTGCGCACGCCGTCGTCGGTCTTGAGGTCCGGGTGGCTGTCGACGAAGTTCTCGTATTTGGCTTTGGCCTGGGTGGAAACGTGCTCTTGCCGCACGGGCTCAAGCACATCGGCCAGACGAGCAGCGACTTTCTGCTCGATGAACTTGTCGAAAGACGCAGGATCAAACGGATCGAACGTCGCCTCACCAGACGCGGCAGCCAGCGCTTGGATCTTCTGGTAGGCCGGGCTCGAAAGCAGCGCCGCGCTCTGCGCTTCCAGCTCTTTGCGCTGACGCGCCAGATCCTGGGTCTTCTTGGTGTAGTCCTTGCGCACCTGCGCCATGGCGCGCTGCACGTCAGGCGGCGAGTTCTTGTAGATCGCGTCCCAGCTCTCGCCATCATTGAGGCCTTCCGGCTCGGCAGGCGGGGTCTCCTTCGTGGTGTCGCGCCGCTCAGCCGTGGCGAGCACGGCCTCGATCTCGGCCTCCCAGCTCGTCATCGGGTTGCGGTTGCCGACATTGTCGGGGAGCCCAGCCTCTTCCGCGAGACTGACCTCCGCCGTGTCCGCCGAAACGGGTGCGGTGGTCTCGTTGTTCATCATGCACGTCCCATGAAAAGGGCGTCGAGGCCGTTCTCGGCACCGCCCTGGTATTGAAGGCCCTTGTCAGGCTTGGGCCCCATGCCCTTGCCCTTCTCTTCCTTCATGTCCTCACCGAACTCCGAGCCCATGGTCTCGGGGCTCTGCATTTTCTTGATGAAGGTCTTGTCCTTGGACAGCTTCTCGATGATGCCGGCCAGGATGAGCACGTCGCGGTCGGTGCCGACGACGCCCAGGTCGATGTTCGCAGGCACACCAGCCTGCTGAGCCGCGTCGGCCAGCATCGCGATCCCGCGCACGAAGTCGGCCGGAAACTCGGTCACGTCAGCGCTGAACTTCGGGTAGTCGCCCACCTGGCCCATCGCGACGAGCGCCTTGTTGTAGGCGTCGACAAGGCCGTTCATCGACCGCGCCGTGAAGTTGCCTTTCGGAGCACCCGTGGCGAAGAAGTCGAGGGCGCCCTTCTCCTTCTCCTGCCCGATGTTCTCCATCTCCATGTCCATCGCAGCCATGTCGGCCTGCATGTTCTTCGGAGGAATCGCCATGGTCACACCTCTACTGGGGGAAAGGCCCGCTCGGCAGCGAGACCCACGTTGTTGGTTTCGGTCATCACCTTCGTAAAGGTGCTCACCTGCCTATCGTGCTCTTCCTTCTCACGGGTGACCCTGGCGATCTCCCGCTCGACTTCACCGTCCTGCACTTCCCGCAGCCCGCGTTTCGCCATGACGGCCTTGCGGTGATTCTCATCGCGCAGCTTGAGGTTCAACCCGCGGTCGTGGTAGCCGTCCCACTTGGTGTCGCCCCAACTCCAAGCCGTGCGCGCAGGGGCGCTGACCAGCAGGTTGGATTCGTGGCCACAAGGGCACTCGATGTTTGCCGGGCGGTCTTGATGCTTGAACAGTTGTTCTGTTTCAAGACCACACTTGCCACACTTGTACTCGTAGATCGGCATCAGACGACGCCTCCGGTGGGAAGGACTTGGCTCACACGAGCCGGCCCGGGGTTGAGACCAGCGACGGCGAGGTCAGGCGGGACCGGCGCACCAGCCTCCTGCCCAGGCAGCGAGGGCGGAACAGCAAGGGGCCCAGGCGCGGGCGCTGTCTCAATGAAGTCCTCCGGCAGGTCAAAGCTGCGGACCAGCATCTTGAGGATCTTCTCGGGCTTGACGCCAATGCCTTGCAGCACGGGGATCAAGGTCAAGAACTCCTGCTTCTTCACGGCCTCCGACATCGGCGTGGTGCCGCTGTCCTGGGCGAAAACCGCAAAGTCTCCATTGAGGTCGTCGGACTGCACGGTCACGGCCTTGCCAGCAAGCCGCACCAGCTCAGTGTCTTCACCAAGCATAGTCGACACCATCACGAGGTAGGTGCTCGCTGTGCCCGAAATGGCTTCGTCGCGAGCACGCGCCATGCGACCGATCTCGCTGGCGGTGTAGGCGGCCAGGGCCTGCACCTCGGTAGCGGTCGCCTTGGTCGCTTCGCCACGGGTGAAGGGAGCGATGACGCTCCCGCGCGCGAAGTCGTCGTCCACAATGTTGGCGTAGTTCTGAAGCTCCGGCGGCACAGGCGAATGGGGGATTGGGATGATGGTCCCAGCCAGCGCCTGCCCAGGCGACAGCTCGATCTCGATGAACTCGCCGTCCTGGCCCTGCGCGATCTTCGCCATGGACTCGGGGTCCAGCACGCCCTTCTCCACCATCCACTGCCGAGCGGCCTTGCGGATGCCCTGCGCTTGGAAGGTCCGCATGGTGTTGGTTTCGCGAATCTGGTCGTAGACCCTGCGCAATGCGCTGTACCCACGCAACGGCTCGTCGGGCTCACGCGACATGTAGAGCGGGATCAATGGGATTCGCGCTTGGTCGCTGGCGGTGCGGAATGGGATCTTGTCGAACTTGACTGTTTCTTCGGCGTCGGTGCCGATGTCGAGCTTGACGCCGTCGTAGAGCCATTTGTCCGGTTGGTAGTCGGGCGACCACACGTAGAACTTGTCGCTCTGCATGTCGTACACCTCGACCACGATGATGAAGCGCACGTTGTCGGGCGTGGTTGCGGAGTCCGCCCCGCGCCGAAGTGCAGGGACTTCGTCGTCCTTGTCCTGGTAGTCGATGAAGCGCGTGAAGGTGCGCTCCGCAAAGTGCTTGTTGCCATACCGCTTTTTCGCAATGTCCAGCGGCAGGTAGTAGCGATGGGCGCAGTAGCGCTGGGTCTCCCAACTGCTGGCGGTGTCGTCCACGATCACGTCCCAGGGCGCGACCGCGGTGGGTTGCACGCGCATGAGAACGTCGGTGTTGTCGGTGGTCGACAGCTTCACAGCCGAGAACGGGTAGATGAGGCTCAGCCGCAGCGCGTCCTCGAAGACGTTGCGGGTGCGCTTGAGCCAGAAGTTGGCGACCTCCTGGCTGACTTGAGGATCGCCTTGGTTGCGGAGGTCGGCCTGGATGATGACGCTGGGATCTTTGACGAAGAGGCTGGCGATGTAGGACTCGATCAGCTCGTACCCACGGCTGGTCTCGATGAGCAGGTTCTCGTCCATGTTGCGGCCCTTGTGCCAGTACCGCATGAGGTAGGCGTTGCGGAGCCGGCGCATCTCGGGGCGACGTTCCTCCCACCACGAGTTGTGCGCGTCGTAGATGCCAGCAAAGTCAGCGGCTTTCATTGCGATCTCCAGGGAGTGGCCGACTTCCTAATGCGCCGAACACGAGCTGCCTTGATGGCGTCAGTCATGCGGTGCTCGGTGGCCTCTCTCCGCAGCGATGGAGAGGTGTCCCGAACCGCACGATAGGCCAGTGCCAACGCCATGGCAAGATCGTCGTGCAGGCCGGATGGGGCCTCGGGTGTGACCTTCAGGATTTGGATGGACCGCAGCTCTTGCAGCGTGCTCTGGTCCAGGCGGAACAGGATCTGGTTGGCGACCATCTCGCGCAAGGTGTCGTAGGCGTCGATCTTCGACTTGGCCGTCGTGGTCCACACCTTGCCGTCTCGGTCAGCCCACACCTTGCGGTATTTCAACCTGGCAAGTTCGCGTAGAACGACGTGCCCGTGGTTGTTGGATTCGCACAGCACGAGCGCGTTGTTGTAGCGCTGTGCCACGGTGGCCACACGTTCTGCCCAAGCGTGAGGTGCGAGGGTGTTGTTGCGCTCGATGTAGACCGGCTGTCGCGTGCCCACGGCGACAACGGCCAAGGCCGAGTAGTCCTGGCCGACACCACCGCCCACGTCAACGCCCATGGTGTAGACCTCGTCTTCGACCGGCTCCTCAAACTCACGCTGCGGACTATCAAACCAGACCTGCTCGATCTTGTCGAGGTCGTCGGAGTTGAAGTAGGTGCTGTCGCGAGACAGGAAGGCGTCGTCAAGACAGGCCGGATACTCACGTCGAAACTTGGTAAGTCCAAGCGTTGCAATCTGTTGGCGCCGCCACCAAAGCTGTGCGTCATCAAGCCCATAGCGGATGGACAGCTCTCGTTCTTCGCCTGTGCGCTCCCATCCTTCGGGAAGCTGGTCGTCTCGGTAGGGCTCGTGCTCCCACCACCAATACGTGAAGACATGCCAGCCGTTGTCGGGCGCCCCGTCGATGAGCCGATGGAAGGCATCGCCCGGGGCGTTGACCGTGCTCTCAATGATGAGCGGTCCCTCGCCAACAGTCGACATCGACTGCGCCAGGACCTCGTCGGCGTCGTTGTAGAAGGCGAACTCGGAGAGGTGCCCACCCGTAAACTCAAAGCTGCGGGTGCCGCCTTTGCCGCCGGTCGTGAAGCTGGAGAAGCCGGCCCGGGTGTCAGCGAAGATGGTGTCCTCGGCGCTGTCCACCAGCAGCTCTCGCTTCAACAGCGTCGGAAGCTCTTTGAGCCAGCGCTGATCGAGGTTCTGACGAAGGTTCTTTGCCGACCGCTCGTGGAAGCTGAGCACAGCGAACGTGTGTGGGTCTTTGCTGATGTAGGCGCGATGGAACTGCCAGGCCCTGACCGCTGTGGAAATGCCGACCTGTCGCGCTTTGATGACGATGACCCGGTTGTGCCGATCCAAAAGATCCATCAACCGGCGCTGGGCTCGGTTGGGGACGAACGTCTCGAACTTCTGCGTCTGCTTGTTTTTGATGCGCAGCAAGCTTAGAAACATAAACCGATTGCCCAGCAACTTTTGCACGTCGCTGTGCATGTAGGTCGGGATGCTTTCCGGGATGTGGATCACTCGTTGTTCACCACAAGTCTGAGCACGTTGTTCAGTTCAATCTCAGCGGGGTCGCTGGTTGTGGCGGTCTTACCAGCTTCGTACAGCACCCACTTCGCCAGATCGACCGCTGTGCGGTTGCCGATGCCCGTGCGCAGAGTCCGTTGCAGCACGCGCACGGCGTCACCACGAAGACGGCGGATGGCCTCATCACGCTGCGAATCGGTCAAGGTGCCGTCGACCACTTCGACCTCGACAACCTCTGGTTGCGCAATGGGCAGGAGCCGGTTCATGCTGCTTCCTCCTCAACCTCGGTGGGTTGGCTGACCGTGATCTCCGCGGTCCACCACAAATGCGAGCAGGCCTTGCAACGCCGCTTGCGGATGACAGCTTCGGGGTACTGAGCCGCCGCTGAGCGCAACGACTTCGGCACCTTGTCCCGCGTGGCCAGGACCTGGTGGTCTTCGCTGTTGCACGACGGGCACGTCATACAAACACCCCAACCTTGAGCCCAACACGCATGGCGGCAAGGGCATCTGCCAGCGCATCGTGAGCTGCATTGCCCGGCCCCTCCACGAGCAGAAGCTGGCAGGCCTCGACGAGCTTGACCTTCTTCGGCTTGCTCAGGAAAGCCCCAGCCGCTTGCATGATGCAAGGCCCCCAGTAGCCCCCCGGAGCCCAGCCCATCCGAGCGATCATCAGCTCGTCAAAGCTCACGTTGTAGGCGTAGAGCAGCGGGCGCCCATAGCTCAGCCACTTCTGCTTCAGCTTCTCTACGCTGGCGGCCATGGTGATCGCGTGCTCCTCCAGGGTGGCGAGGCTGATCCCGTGCACTGCCTTTGCCCGAGCGAACTCTGCGGTGTCGATGGTCTTGGGCATCACGTACCAGCAGTCCGTGTGAACCAGGTTCCCTTCCCCGTCGATGACGACGATGGCGACCTGGATGGGGACGGCGAACTGGCTGTTGGGAAGCCCGGTGGTCTCGGTGTCAATGATCATGTGGTATGGCATGCACTATGTATAGCGCGGCTGTTGCAAAACGCAACACATTTAGCGGGCGGGTGGTTGGTATCCCCCTCGGTTTGTGAATACGCCCGGGTCAACGCGCGCTATTCTTTTAGGTAGAGCTTTTGCGCTACTAATGACGCGGCCACCATGCCCTCAACCCGGCCCGCGCGCAGGACGACCCCCTACCTGCCCCGCGAGGCAAGGAGACCCCCTACCGAAAGGAGTGGCGGTTGAACCTGCATCGCTCACATTTGGTAG